TTTTTAGCTGCTGAAGATACTGCTCTAACCACATGTAGGTCTGTAGAGTATTTTAAGTAGTATGCGGCTGAATGGAAATCTACACTATTTGTAGCTTCGGGGGCACCGAATTTTTGTACTAGGACTCCTTCAGAATTAACAAGAATAGGTGAGTCAACTGGACCCCAACTAAAATCGCCGACCATAGCACCAGCAGGACTTGTAATGCCCGGCACAACGCCTGATAAATCAATTTCTCTTGTTACAACTGCTGGAGACGCCGATGGATTAAATGCCATATGTCTCTTCCTTTTGAGTAGAATTATAAGTTGTTCATAATACGATTATTCATATTACTATTTATACAAATTAAAAGTCCCACGGATCATCTTTAGTTTGCCAGAAATCTGGACCTACTGGCTCTTCTTCCTGTATGCCATTATCATAATAACCAAATGGCACCATATTATCTTCTATTTCTTTCATTCTTTGCTCAAACATCATTTGTTTAATGTTAATATCTGTAACTTCACCAAAGTAACTAGTACCAACAAAATATCCAAATAAAACTAAATTCATTACTAGATCATCATGGTTACCATCTGAAGCTTCATATGTCTGACCTCTAGCTATGAATGTAGATATTTCTAAAATCGTATCTTCATCTACAATATCCAATTTACCTTCTTCAAGTAAATCTTTAAATGAAGAACAGCCAATTCTTTTAACCTTGCGTGTCATATTCACGCCTAATTGGTCTGCTTTAATTGTAGATTCAACAAACATGTTTTCGTATTCTAAATCGTGATATAAACCATTACACACGACGTGGCCAACATCATTCGATTCTACGACAATTAATGATTCATTATAAGATTTAGAATATTTATAAATGATATTGGGAAAGAGTAATGGAGATATAAGATTATTGCGATAAACAGCAACCTGTTTAAAAGGCCTTACGCTAATGTCGATTATATTAAAGGTACTAAAGTCCTGACCTCTTCCTTTCGCCACATCCACTACAGTAACATAGTCATGGTTTTCATTAGCTTTTTCGTAAATTAACACGCCTTCCGGCGTTACCATTATTGGATTTTTACGTCTTAAACCTAAAAGTGTATCAGCATTGATAAGAGTATCCCCGGTGCCAAAAAATGTATTTCCAAATTCTTGATCAAATTGAATTTGAGAAGTATTATTAATTGTTTGCTGTTTCCAGACTTCATCTCTACCTGGGACGTCCCACCAATCAACTCTAAAAGATTTGTATTCATTTGTGCCTTGTTCAGCGCCTTCCCATATTTTATGAAAGACGTTACCAATACCATTTGCTGTAGAAGTAATAACAACTTTAGTATCTACACCTGACGAAATAACTGGATATGTTGAAGTATAAAATGTAGCATCATTTTCAACAAACGCGAATTCGTCTAAGTATAAAAGAGAAACTGACATACCACGAATAGATGAACCAGAAGTAGCAGCTGCAACTATTCGAGAATTATTTGAAAATTCAATTGAACCTTTATTTAATGCTTTACACCCTGGCTGTAAGAAGAAAGGGAGATTCTCGAGCATTAGAGTGATTCTAGCCAACATCTCTCGTGACGTCGCGCCCTTATTAGCCAAAATAGCAATTGTTTTTTCTGTGTTGAAAATTGCATACCATAAAAGATATGCAACAGAAGATATTGATTTGCCCGATTGGCGACAAGCTAAAACAATGCTAAATCTATTATCATGAAAATGATCAAACATTTTTTCTTGATAAGGATAGAGATCGAAGTTGACTAAACCCTCATCTAATGAAATAACTTTACAGTAAGTTTTAGCGAAATATACTGGATTTTCCATACATCTGGTATATTCTCTAATGTGGGCTTCTGTCCAATTTTGACTAACGCCATCTTTTTTTACATTAGGGTTACCTAAATAATGTTGGTCAGTCCTCTGTAACTCGAGTGGTGATGTCGATGACATTATCATTTTCTTTCATATTATTTTTAGCGTCTTTCAGCATTCTTTGTAAATCTGTAGTTGAACCCACAAAAAGATTATTTGTTTGATGTGTTAACTTTTGCACTTCTTCTTCTTTAAAATACTCTTTTTTCTTTTTGTGCATCGCTAAAAGACTTCCATTTATATCAGCTTGATGCTTCATCATTTGTGATAAAACTTCAAATGCTCTAGGGTGCTCTGTGTTGCGTGCAACCTCCATCATCTCTTCAATGGCATTACTACCATTTGCAATTAGTTCATGATATGTTTGTCTAGCATACTCAAAATCATTATTAGCATTATCATCAGAATCATTCATTAATTGCTATCCACATAATTTGTTATTTCTGTTGAAAACCCCCAGTCGCTATCAGCGCTTAAATCATATGGATCTAGATCTCTAGGATTAGGTTCTACAGTGATAGTGCCTACTTTTGAATTGCTATCACCCATTAAATATAAATCAGACGTTACTTTTCTAATTAAACTAGACTGTGTTGTCGGGCCATAGAACGCGACCCTCATCTCAAAATCTAAAGTGTACATAATAGTGCGTCTCTGCTCTACCGCTCCTTCAAAGTCATCACTAAAAGAAGTAGACAATATTGTTATTGGAATATCTTCTTTAACATCTTGAAATTCAGTAAATGGTTTTACAGTTATTGTATACGTAGGATTAAAATATGGGATGATTTGCTCTACCATTTGCAAAGCATCATCTTGAGTTTTAGCGTATATGTTCAATTGAAAATTTATTAAATAAGGCGCTGGTGTAAAAAATTGCTCAGCTTTATTGCCAGATAACTCATCAGTAAATCTCATGAAGTTATTCATTTTTGGTAGCTTACGCTCTGCATCATATTGCATAGAAGTAATTTCAAAAGACATTCTTGGAAGCTTTAATGCTACAGTTGTATCTTCATCCAAGTCTGGGTTTTGTCTAATTCGTTCTAAATATTTAGATTTGGGTGCATAAGATAAAGGAACTTTTACTTGACTAATAACTTGCCCAGCGCTATTCGACCGTAACACATAAATATTATTAAATAGCGAACCAAACACAGCAACGCTTCTTCTAACTTTTTGATGGTAAAAATAATTAAACATTATTTCATCAACCTTTTTATTGCTTCCAGGGCTTTCTTGCCATGTGGGTGGTTTGGATTGATGCCTACAGGCTCTCCATTCATAAGTTCAGATATATTAACAGATTTCTTTAAAGCTACAATGGCTTTATGTAAAGGATCTTTTGCATCATACTTAGTTTCAAATCCTGATTTGCCACGAATTTCAACCCAAGATTTTTCTTTGCTATCTTTTATTTTTAAAACGTCTTCGCCCTTACCCCTAATGAGTTTAAGCTTAAGACCTTCAGAAATATAATGTTTAAAACTATACATATTCTTTTATTTTTTTCTCAATAGCAGTAATGATTTTATTATGTGTTTTACTTAAATATCTATCAGATCTTAAACGTTTTATTGCTAGCGTAGTGTCTTTAGCATATTTTTTCTGGAAAGCTTCTGGTCGTGTATCAATATCCTGTACGTTTGCTAATCTATCCGCGAGTTTAACTACTAGTGCCCAGCTTGACATCTTAGCCATTTTGCCAGCAATATATTCACCTTTGCCGATAGCATCAGACGCTGCTTTGTCTGTAGTTAATTGCTGTACCATATCTGCTACTAATCCGCCAAACTGTTTAACTAGATCTTCATATGTTGTATCAGTATCTTCTAATGTATCATGCAAATAAGCTGCTTGAATCATTGCAGAAAGGTTATTAGATTTTTTAAACTGTTTTACAAAGCGAGCAACTTCTTTAGGATGGTCGATATATTCGCCACCACTTTTTCTAAATTGACCTTTGTGTGCCTTTGTCGCAACTCTTAACGCTTTAAGAGCGTTTTCATTTAATATATCTTCGGCTATGTATTTTTTAAAACTTAACATTAGCTGGGGTCTCCGAATGGATTAGATTCACTGAAATCTAAGAAATCTGAAAATTCAGTTTGGAAATCATCATTTTGTTCATTTGATGAAATTTTATTATCTTCTGTAATTGATGAAATTGTATATGATTTACCTAATCTTTCTTGTACCATTTCTCCAGGAACAAATTCATGATATTCGCCGTCTTCAGCTCCTACATGAACAAGTGTAATAGTATTATTTACGTGACTCCAAGTAGAAATCTCACCCCTAATTTCATTTATGCCGTCGGGAAGCGACTGCGCGAAAGTATCTCCAACTCGTAAATCATCGGTTGAAGCTACAGCATTGACTGAGATGACATATGAGTAAGCATATTTTGCTTCTATGTTATCTATTTCGACAACACCAGTATCCATATCTTCATCATTATATTCAAACAATTGAGCTCTAAGTCTATAAACTGGTAAATTGCTTAGTTGATAAAAAGGCTGCTCATGCTCAACGTGCATAATTTGAAATAAAGATTTAGACATAGGCAAATAAATTAAGTCGCCTTCTAAAGGTCTAACAGAATTTATTTCATTATCATATCTTCCAACGGTTGATGTCCAACGTTTTCTCGCTACTACAAAGGTAGCCTCATCTCTAATTTCAACACCAAACCTACTAAATAAATCTCCTTCACCATCAAAGCCTTCAATATTATCGATATACATTTCAACTTTATAATTTGAATTATATCGAGCTGGAACCTCATCTCCAAAAATTCTATCTTCGCCAACAGTATCTCTTGGCAAATAATATACATCTTGTCCGTATATTTTTAAAGATTCTATAATTATATCTTCGTATAAGTTTTGTTCTGATCTGACCTTGTCAGAGAAGTATATATTTCTCATATCAACCTACAAAAAATGCTGGAGGAAGTTCGTGTTCTAATCTAATTCTTTCTTCTAAATCTGAAATTTCTGTCAAAGCATCTTCGAATATTTGTCGTCCATTCATAGTAACGCCACCAGGAAGTTGCATTCCTTCAAACTTAATTAAATTTGCGCCCCATTGTTTTTTAATTAGTGCAGTGGTATATCTCTTAAGCCACATATCATTATAAACTGATGTGAAAGTTTCTGGCGCGATTGTTTGATAAACTTCAGCAACAATATAATCACCTTCTTTAATATCTTTTTCTTCAAATTCACCGTGTATATAAAGTCTATTTTGTCTTCTAACAAAATTAATAATAGGCTGTCCGTTTAATTTCATATCTAATAAAGATAAGTATTGCTGCATCATATCAAAATATGCCATATC